GTCGACGATCGGGACCTGCGTCTGGCCGGCCCTCATTTCGATTCCGTCCATCTCGAGAACTTCGGCGACCGTCATGCCGCGGCTTTCGTCGTATCGCATCACGGGCGACTCTGTGGCCGTGACGACGCGAAGCGCCTGCCCTTCGGCTCGAATGACAAGCGATCGCATCACAAGCGAATCGGCCTTGACCGGCGGCAATTTGCCCTTCGTGCTCATTGGCTTGCCTCCGCTGCCTGCAATGTTTCTTGACTTACACTTCCGTCTCTTGCGTCATTGATCAACAGTTGCACGTTTGCTTCGGATAGCCCTTGAGCGGACAACAAAACCTTTGCTCTGGCCTCGCTGATCGATCCGCTTGCCATCTCGCTAAGAACGTCGGTAATGGCCTTGGTCGCGTTCTTAAATGCCAAGCGGCCCATTCCCTGCATCTCGCCCGATCCGGCGGCGGCTTGCTGTTCTGCTATTGATGAAGCCTGCGGCACGCCATCGGCTGAGATACTGCCCGGAACAATCGGGGCAACAATCGCCGCGATCGTTTGTTGGCTAATTGTCGGAAATGCCGCCGATAAAACCGCTATTGCGGATTCTTTAGGCATTGCACCAGTACCGACCTGCGTGATAATGCCAACCAAGCTAGTAACCTGAGCACCGTTTAGTGCTTCCGATTGAATACTTGCCGATGCCGTACCGTCTCCGCCTTGCGGATTCTGGTTTGCATTAACCATTGCCAATTGCTGTTCTCCCGGCGTCAACAGGCCAAGTTGGCGACGCAAGCGATCTTCTTTCGCTCGCTGATAGAAAACGTTTTTCCACGACTTACCACGAGCACCAAGCTCTGTTTGGTAGTCGCTCATGTAAGCATCGATCGACGCCTGAGCGGTTTGTTGCTCAACGCTTGGGTCGACCCATTCCCAGTCGGGCATTTGCCACTCGACCGGGGCGGCCGTATTGCGATCGTCAAGCAATTCAACCGCGGTCGGAAATCCGACAACGCCAGCCGATGCCGCTTGTTCGCAGAATGCGTTCCAAATCGGTTGGCAAAGGTGATTCCGCAAGTATTGTTGCCAGCAACGAAAACGGCGTCGATCTTCAAGCTGGCTCGTTCTGCTGCTGCTGTAATTCGTCTTTGAGTAGTCGCGGGCAACCACCTCATAAGATAGACCAGTTCCAACCGCGATGCCGCGTAGGATCAATTCAATCCACGGTCCAGCGTTTGCGTTCGGCCTGCCCGGATTAGCCGATTCAATCGACTCGTTCGGCCCGAGGTGCATAATCATGCCGGGCTGCAAGTAGTCGTATTGATTGCCAGACTTGTCTGAAGTGTCGCCGCCGTCCGGATCGGTCAAAGAGTTGATCGGCGTTTCGGTCTTGATTGCCATCGTGAAACAAGACGCAACCGCCGACGCTTGTAGCTCGTTATCGACGTAGACGCCCAAATCGCGTAGCCACTGCATCGCGGGTGCAAACCACGATACGCCGCGGCTTTGGCCGATGCGGTCGCGTCGGTACAGATGGATGATCTCAGTCGCCAGAATGCGTTCTGGCGTTCGCCTCAAGACGTATGGACTATTCGGATGCTCTGGATAAATCCAGTAGGCGATCGGTTTACCGAGGTCATCGATTTCGACGCCTCTGATAATTCGATTCTGATCGCTATTGCGTGCTAGGTATTGATCTTTGTCCGTCGCTAGTCGGTCCGCTTCGATAAGCTCAAGAGCAAGCGGCACCGGCCTTGCAATGCCGCGAAACTCTTTGCCCGAGGTTCTGACGATCTTCACCAGCACTTCGCCAGCTTCGACAATTTCGCGTTGACAAATCGCCTGCATTTCTTCGAACGTGTGCAAGCCGTTAACGTCGCACACTTCCGACCAATCCTGCCAAGCCTTGTCGCGGATCTCGTTAAAGTTTTCGACGTCTTCGCCAATCGGCGTTTCGAGCGTGCTTTGTGCCTTAATGCCGCAACCGACAACACTTGAGACGATCGTATCGACCACGCCCCAAGCATAGGCGTTATCACGAACCAACGCTCTTGCCCAAGCCCTTAAAGAGTCGGCACCCTGCGGCCCAAGCAACTCTTGGTCAGCCGATTGATTTTTTGGCCGCTTGTTGGAGTTTAAGCGGTTGTTTTCTCCGCCCTGGTAAGATCGCTCGAATAGCTTTCGAGCGTGTGCGCGACGCAACGCCCATCGCGGGGCGATAACAGATATAGCACGATCAAGAGTTCGCCCGATCATCGGCTTACCCTCGACATTCGGCCAAGCCGGATCGCGGTGCGGTTTTCGCGGGCAAGCTGGCGGGTAAGCATGTCCCGCTGTTTGAATAGCTCGCCTAAATCAAGCTTAGAGACAGACCGATTACCGATTGAATACGACGACGCCCCGCCCGTTACCAAGGCGCTGATCGCTGCTTCGATTTGGTTCAATAACGTGGCGGTCTGCGACATGACTTAACGGTAAGCCATTCGCGTTCGCTTGCAATGGAATTTCTGGCCTAGTTACTACGCTCGTAGTAACGTTGTCACCCATGAAGCTTTGAGCCTGCGCCCAGGTCGCTCCGCAGTACTTGCACTTGCAATACCTAACACTCCCCTTCGTCGCATAGACGACGCTGTAAGATTCGCCTTTCGGCCTGATCGCCGCACAACTACTGCACGGTCGCGGGTTGAACCGCTTCGGCTCTGGCGGTGCCGACTGTGCCTCTTGCTCTTTCTTGGCTTGTTTTCGCTTACTCATAAGATCTATCCTCCTAGTAACGCCTCTGCGGTATCCATCCACCAGCACGGGTTCTAAATCTTCCGTGCGGTTTCGCCCTGTTTGTGATCGGCTTCGGTGCGTCCGCGTTGATTTGCCTTGCCGATACCTGCGACTCGCTTTCGCCGATTAACTTCACCTTGCAAACTTCGGTCGCCGCCGATGCCATGCAAAGAGCGTCAAAAAAGTGGTTGTTAGCGTTGACGCGATTCCAAAACGTTTTCGATCCGCGGCCCTCTTTGAACTCGCTTACAAGCTCTTCTGCTGCGATGTGCTGAGCGAAGGTCAAGTGCTTTTTGTTGCCGTCGGGATGAAACAACGAAAGCGAACCGCGGCGAAGCATGTTGTTTTCGTCGAATGTCGGCGTCAAAAATCGTTCGTGCACCCATTGCTTCCAGTAGTCTACGTCCAATTCGTATAGCCAAACTTTCGAAGGTGGCAAGAATTGAGCGTGAAGCTTTTCGCCTGGAATGCAAGTCGGCGATGCCGTGCGACGTGGCTTGTAGTTGGCGATCCCCTTTGACGGATGAAACTTGCCGCCAACTTGACGACAAAATTCATAAGCCGCGTTTGTGAACGCTCCCGAATCGATCAGCGTAAAGTCGATCGGCCTTTGCTCGCCTGACGCATCGACAAGCGGACGCGAAAGCATTTCATCACGCCAACGCAACAAAGCCTTGTAAATCATCGGCTCGCTTGCCTCGTTGTCGGTCGTGTTGTCAGTTCCTGTCACCTCGGCAATGCCGTAGTCGATCACGACGCCACCGGCACCCTTCCACCATCCGCAGATAACCCAATGGCAAGCATACTTCCCAAGGTCAATCGCTGCCGTAACCGAAACCGTGTTCGCCGGCAGTTGTCGCCTTGCTAGTCCGCTTATCCGGCTTGATACGATGTCGGCCGAAATGCCATTGCCAACCGGCCCGGTTTCCGGCGGAGGGTCGTTATCGCATTCGGTCGCAACGGCCTTTTCGCCGTAGTCCGCGACTTTGTTGTAGTAGGATTGGATTGCCGATAGCTCAAGCAGTTCGCCGTCTGCGTGCGGCCTCTGGTCGAAACTGTAGGGGTTGCTGATCGCCGCCCCGCGTTCAATGTCGTCTTTGTTGTCTCGCCAAAATCGAAAAGCGTCGCGAGCGTCTGGATCGCTTGACGATCGCTCTTGCCTCATTGCGATGTATTGCTGCACCAAATCCATCCGATCCGGCTTTTGCACAAGCATACGAAACCGCTCGCCGCGCCAGTTCGGTTTTAGTTTCGGGTCGGTGTACTTGTACGCAATCGACTTGCG